GGGACGATCCCGAACCCTGGCTCTGAGTTCGTTCATACAAATAAAATCACGCGTCAGTACTTATCAAACGAAGCCGCTGGACGTGGAAACAACTCCTCTGCCTTTGACTGGTGCTTCTCCATGATCTGCGCTGGTCTAGGTATTCCTCAGCAGTACTTTGGGACTCACCTTTCTGGAGGATCGACAAGAGCCAGTGCTTTGGTCGCGACCGAGCCAGTGGTGAAGAAGTTTGAAATGCGAAGGAACCTGATCGAGCAGATCTTAAACAACATGGCGCGGCGACTGTTTAAGCAATTCGGAATAGAAGCCGAGATAGAAGTGACCTTCCCAGAGCTTGTCAGCCAGGACCGATCGACGAAGCTCAAAGATCTTGCGATGGCAGAAATGCAAGGCTGGATCAGCAAAGAAAGAGCGGCAGAAATCGCAGCGAAGGAGCTCGGGATCATGGACTTTAACTTTAAAGACGAGCAGGCAGCAGTCGAGAAGTCTGAAGGACCAAGAGCCTTGTTAGCAAATCCGTTGACGACTCCACCGCAGATCGGTTCAGATAATGAAGAGCAAACAAACAGAACTGCAGTTTCAAGCGACACCCGCAAGGACGTGAGGGATCAGAATGGATTCTAGTAAATTCATGGAAGCTTCAATTGAAGACTTGATCCGAAATCCTGGCAAGTACGGTGCTCCGACCTTTCAAGAGTTCTGCGCAAACCCAGACAAGTACAGAAAAAACAAAGAAGCGATGATCAGCTCAGCCGACGCAGGCTCGAGGAATATCTCAGGGATCAAGAAGCATCTTTACTACGTCGACGGATACAAGTGCAGCAGTCCTGAAGAAGCTCAGCAAGCCATGAAAAACATGGGACTTTCTGAAGAAGATCTAAAGCTTTCCGTTGAGCTCGAGGATATGGGAAACCATGAGATCCGAGCGCACGTTCATTTTAAAAGAAAATCAAATCTTATTTTACCAGAGGGGATTTAATGAGGCACAATGTCACAAAGTCCCACAAGGACCGTGGGATGAAAAAGGCCACGGACGGCCGTTCTTTAAAAGAAGGAGCTGGGACCTATGGACCTTCTGCGTACCTTAATCAAGTATTCGTCAACCTAAAGCAGAAGCCAAAGAAAGAAGCGATCACTCCTCCGGTTCCAAAAGCTGGACCTGCTGGGGATCCGATCACGCTTTTGATTGCAGAGAACCCAGAAATGAACGCTTCGACGTTCTTCAACCTGTCGAAATCAAAAGGCTTTGTCATCTCACCACCTGCTGACTCGCTGGCAGAAAAAAAAGAAGAAGCTGACTCGGCTTCAGCAAACACAGCAAGTCTACGCGCTGGCCTGAAGAAGGAGTCCAAGATTGGATTCCGGACTCGAAGCTTTCTCGAAGCGCAGGTCAGCGTCAAGGATAATAAGTCAGGGACCACTAGGTACAAAGTCGTCCTTTTAGAAGAAGGGATGGGGAACTTCAACGCCTCAGCCTACTATTCAAAAGAGGCTTTGCAGTCAGCGATCCCGATCTTTGAAGGCAAGAAAATCTACGCAGATCATCCTCAAGAGTCAGAAGCGACCGAGCGTCCGGAAAGATCTGTCCGAGACATCCTGGGACACTTTGAGAATATCCATCTTCAAGAAAGCAAGTCCGGACAGAATCAACTTGTCGGTGACGTTGTCGTCATGGGAGGCAACTCCTATCAATGGGCGCGTGAGCTGATGGAGCACTCTGTTGAGTACGCGAAAAAGTTTCCCGACAAAGAGTTCGTTGGTCTCTCGATCAACGCCTCTGGGGACTCTGAAGAGATCCCGATGGAAGAAGCCTTTAAAAGAGGCATCCCTGATGGAGCTCTTCCAAAAATTCAAGAAGCAAAGAAGCAAGGAATCAACACTCTCACTTACGTCAGCGAGTTTAAGGAAGCAGTTTCCTGCGACCTAGTAACCGAGGCCGGAGCTGGGGGGAAAATTTTAAACCTCATCGAAGGAGCGAAAAAGATGCTAACAGAAGCAGAAAAAAAGGCGAAAGAAGAGAAGGAAGCAAAGGAAGCTGCCGAGGCAAAAGCCAAAGAAGCAGACGGAACAACGGGAGACGACGCAGGTCACGCGGACGCTGCTCAAGATATGGATCTATTTAAAAAAATGATTCACAAGTACGTTGGCGACAAGGGCGAGATCTCTGACGAAGAGTGTGCCGTTGTGAAGGAGGCTTATGAAGCCCACAAAGAGATGGGATGCAAGGATGAGGAAGCAGAATCTAAAGCTGTTGGATTCATGCAAGCCAGCAAACACATGGCAGCAAAGAGAGAAGCCGCTGCAAAACAAGAGGCAGCCAAAGAGGCATCAGCAGGACTTGAGAGCGGTGCGGATGACAAAAAAGCTGAGTCGGATAAATCCGTGGACGCAAAAAAAGAAGGCGGCGTAAAAGAATCTGCTGCTCCTTCTAAGTCTGAAGTTGAGAAGCTGAAAGAAGAAAACGCAAAGCTTGCAGGTGAGCTGGCTTCTTTCCGCGAGTCTGACAAGAAAAAGTCAGTTCAATCTCACGTCGAAAAATTGTGCAAAGAATCTAAACTAACCCAAACAGTTACAGCGAGCTTTAAAAAACTTGTTGAGTCTGCCAAGTCAGTCGAGGAAGTCGACAAAACATGGGCAGTCTTTCAAGAGGGATACCGATCTAAGAAATCAACTGCGGAAGGCGGTCTTGATTTCGGCAACATGGTGATCGAGTCTGAGAAGACTTCTTTCGTCGAGTCTGCTTCTGGATCTGGTGTGAACTTCGGCGCGTGCGTAATTGAAGATTAATTAACGAAAGGAAAATACAATGGCAGGCAAAAATACAATCGTAAGAAGCGTTGCCCCAAAGTCAATTTTTGAGAGTGCGAAATCTGTTATCACAACAGCAGTTTCTTTCGCTCAAGGTGACCTCTTGGTGTTTGACGACACGAACAACCGACTGAAAGTCCCAGCAGCAGAGGCAGAAGGTTCGACCTTCCTCGGCGTTGCTCGCGTGACAATCGTAAGCGGAAAGCTTGAGTCTCCCTACAACACAGACGTTGTCGGCTCTCAAGGAATCCAGGACATCCCAGGACCAGTTTATGGCGTCGTTGCAAAATGCGTCTTGAAAACTGGAGACACCATCGCTCCAGGCGATCTTGTCTACTTGGATCCAGCGACTGGAACTCGTGGCGTTACTGTGACAGGAACGAAAGCAATTGGAATCTATCAAGGTCCAGCAGTCGCAGGCGCGGCAGCAGGAACTGAAGTGGAAATTCTGATCGGTGCTCGTCATCCTCAAGATGCTCTTAAATTTTAATTAACCTTTTTCAGGAGAAAAATATGTTGTCTTTAAAGGAAAGAAACAAAAAGTTGATCGAGCGAATGCTGATCAACCAAGACGGAGTTAAACAACTTCGCGAGAACATGAAGAGAAAGTTCGGCAAAGATCCCGTGACTGACGAGAAAGAGTTCCCTTTCATGGAAGGTCGCTTCTCATGGCGTAAGCTTGAGACGCAGCTGATGGAAGCAGACATGAGCTCGGCTTTCACTCAGTTCCTCCGCGCAGGTCTTCAGCAGATCGTGAACGGAATGTATAAAGCTACGGAAGTGACTTACTCTGACTGGGTAACTGTGACTTCTTCAAACAAAAACACTGAGATCTATGCTCCTAACCACGGCGTGAGTTTCCCTCGCGATGTCGGTCCTGGTGAATTGTATCCAGAAGTTGGCGTTGCGGCTTTGGACCTTGAGTTGAAAAACTTGAAGTTCGGTTCCATCTACGCTCTTCAAAAAGAATTGCTGGACGATGATCAGTCTGGAACTTTCACTCAGCAGGCAAGCTTGCTCGGTGAGTACATGGCGATCCTCTCTGAAGTCCTTTGCTACGGTAAATTGGCTTCAGTGGCTAACATGAAATACATCGATTACACGATCCCAGTTTCTGAGACGAAGCCGTCTTACGAAGCAAACTATCCTTGGTCACAAGCTTTCCGTGGCGGCGGTGCGAACCGACCTGCATCTTACGGTGGTTTGATCCAGGCGAATGTTCAAGCCGGAATCATTGGATTGATGAATCAGAAGAACTTGCAAGGCATCAAAATGCAAGTCAGTCCTAAGCGTCTT